AGGAACAGAGTAACAAGATCCATAGAAGTTACCAAAACACTTTGCACATCTCCAGATGTTGATCATCTGATGTTCCAGTTGCTTACCATTTGTCTTGCTAGTCAAAAGATTCATCAAAGAAAACTGTTCATGAACAGCAAGAAGATTCTCTTTCTTTTCATAAGAAGAAGTCCAGTCTGCTGGTTTGACAATTTCCTCAGTTTCATAGTTGATCTCAGGTTTCTTCCACTCGTTCGTGAAAGCATACACCTCAAAAGGAATAGAAACTTTCTTACAGAACCAGATCAGATTATAGAGTTGCTTGATTGTGTCAAGCATCACACGGCTCATAGAACCACTCCAGTCAAGGACAAAGATCAGACCATGATTCTTACCATCAGGAATTACAGAGACTTTCTTGAATAGATCTTCGTTGTACTTATAAGTGTGCAGTTTGGAAGTATCAAGAACTCCAGTGCGAGCAGTGGTAGCTCGGGCATAGGAATCTGCTGCCTTGCGACACTCAAACTCTTTCACCAGATAGTTGACTTCTTTCTGTGCATTACGTTTGAACTTGAGAAACTCTCCATCAACCTTGTCAAAAAGACATTCAAGACGATTCTCTTGATGATTGAACCATGCATCCATCTCTTTGTGAATATCATCGTTCTTAGCAATAATATACTTTAGATCAACCTTTGGAATCTCCACATACACATTCTCATAACCATCAGTGTCTACAAGATCCTGCAGATTTGATTCCAAAGCATCAGCAGTCTGAACCTCTGGTTCATCAGTCAGAGGGGCAGTGGCAGATTGATCGGCCTCTGGCATAGGAGTTTGCTCTTGGGAATCTCCAGAACCCTCTCCAGAGGTTTCCTGCTGCTCCTGCAGTTCACTGGCAGGTTGATCAGATTCACCACCCATCTCATTAGATGGAATCTCAGTGTCATCAATCTTTTCCTCTTTCTCTTTCTCTTTCTTACAGAACAAGTAGAGCTCCTCTGCAACCTTCAATACCTCATCAAAGGTTTCTACGTCTGCAATCTTCTGAATCAATACTTGTTCTTCAGAGTCAAAAGTGATATCTACAAAATTACCGACCTTAAAGTATAGATTTGCACGATCAGCAAGATTAAAAGTAGAAACAGACTCATCAGAAATAGAGAAGAAGTCCTCGTCATTTAGTTCTTGGTAACCTCGGAAAAACGTCTTTGCAAGTCCCATGTACTTGCGTTTCATAAGTTTCTCAATTCGTGCATCCTCAACCACATTCACAAACTGAGGAGGAACTGCGATCTTCTCCAACCAGTTCTCATCGGGGGTGAAGAGTGCATGGCCAACCTCATGGCCCACCAGCAAATCATAGACGGTGTTGCTTGCCTTCTCCCACATCGGGAGGGTCAGGACACGGGTGTGAACGTTAAAGCAAGCAGTCTGCACTTGCTTGTGCTCCACGATCAAGTCTTCAGTAGCAAGCAGTTTGGCAAGTTGAGATTTGATTTCGTGTTTGACTGCCATGATGATTTCTCTTGTATGTACCCATAATACTAAACCCCCCGCCGAAGCGGAGGGCACTTAGTGACAGTTCTCCTAGTGTCTACTGGTTGTCAGGCTAGAATGCTTCGGCAAATTCTTTTGCATGTTGCTTGATCATCGCTGCACTCTATTAAGCAATCATAGTAATCGTTAAGTAAATCAGACTCCTCCATAGTGTTGTCTAATGTTTTTGTCAATCGCTGAACGCTTTGTTTCCAACCCGCCAACTGATTGTAAGAAATAAGATTGTGCATAATGTCCTCCATAATGCTTTTCGGACAAAAAATAACGAAGAAGATTTAGTTCATTCGTTTCTCCAATTCTGTTAATATTTAGTCAGCGTATGCTAACTTAATGTATTTCTTGTTACATTCAACATTTTCTAAACATTTTTATACAATACTTCAAAGTCTTTACTATAAGCACCTCTAATATTCACTTCTAGTGCTGGTGACATTTTTAATTTATTATCCTCATCATGAGATTTTGGATAATCAATCTTATTATCAAATTTTAAATCAACTCCAATAATATTACTCAACCACAATACAAAGTCTTGACCAATTCCATTTTCATATTTCCATATATGAGTTTGATTACTTAAAAAATCAACTTGGGGCCTATACCAATTCCAAGATCCTTCAAAAGGCAAATTTTGAATCATGGATGCAAACATTATAGGATCTTCCATCTGAGATTGAATATCATTACCATATGTCCTTTTTAAATAAATTGATCCTGAAATAAATTTAGTAATGGGACTTCTTACAATAGAAAATTGGGTAGTATCTTCTTTTACATTTAAATATTTCTGATAATATTTACGATGATAGTGAGCAATTTCTACACCATGCACAACTGACATTACACCAAGACCAGTATCAAGATGACTATCTGTCCAGTCAAACTCATTTGCTAGAAGATTAGCTTCTACAAATCTGCCTGCTGTTCTTGGGATATGTGCAAAAAATATTTTCTTACCGGTTTTTTTATGTACGAATGTCGGCATCAAATCATCCTACTAAATCCTTTTACTTTTTCAAATCTAATCACATCTGCAAACTTATCATGTAATGATTCCTTATGAGAAATAACAAATATATTTGCATCTTTAATAACAAATCGAATAATCTTCAAGAATTCTTCTGTCCCAAATCCATCTAATGAACTATCAAACACCTCATCCATGATGAGCAGATTTGTGTTGACAGAATTCTTCATCCTTGCTACCTCTCTCCAGGTAAACAAGAGTGCCAGATCGATCCTCATCTTCTCTCCCTCGCTGAAAGAAGAATAGGAAAAGTTTTCATGAATTGGGGACTGAACGGTTTCGTTAAATTCCTCATCAAGAGAGAAGTTAATATAAAAGTCCATCATTTGAAGATAACGATTGACTTGCTGATTTATCAGCGGTAGATACTTCTTAATGATTTTGGATTTAACTCCACCGTCTTTAAGTAGACTATACGAAAAATCGTAATAGTTGATCGTGTCCTTACGTTGAGCGAGTTCGTTATATGTTGTTTTTAAATTATCCTTGAAGGTTTCTAGCTTTTCATGCTCAGTATTTCTGTTTGCAAGGTTATCGGTAACTCTTTGAATTTCCGATTCCAGATCTCTGACTTGTCGTTGACATCCAGCGATCTTAATATTGTTTTGAGAAATGCCATGCGTTAGTGTGGTGATCTCCTTCGATAGGGTTGTGAATTGACGCTCTCGCTCTTCTTCCTTATTAATCGCCTGTTCTAGTTCTTTAAAACCAGATTGCAACTCTTTTGCTTTATCTTGAGCGTCCTTAATCCTATTTATTCTGAAGGTCTCTTCAATGTCCTGATTGCAGGTAGGACAAACCGTATTCTGTGTGAAAAATTTATGCTCCTTAGTAATACTTGATACTTTGTTGGAAATCTTGCCTTTGAGATTGCCAAGTGTGCGGAGTTTTTCTGTGGCTCCAGAATACTTTTCAAGTTTCTTCTCAAGAGAAATGAGTTCTTCATTCAGTCTCTCACCATGATTCATCAAATTGTTCTCTTCATTTAAGATATAACCAATATTCTTTTCTTTAATAGCAATATCTTCCTGACTCTTGTTCTCAATCTGTTCTATGAAGTTTTTTTGCATCTTCACTTTATCGTTGAGTGATTCTTTTTTCAATTCAAGAACTTTTATCTCTTCTTTAATTCCACGTATTTTTTCTTTAATCAAATTATTCATTGATGTGAATATACGAATATCTAAAAGATCTTCAATCACATCTCTACGATTTGATGCAGTTAACTGCATGAAGGGAACAAAGGTGCTACTACCAAGAATTACGATCTGAGTGAAAGATTTATAATTCATCTTCAATACATTTTGTTCTAACCACTTCTGCTGATCTAATGCTGCTGCAGATTGATTCATTAGAGATCCATCTTTATGAATCTCAAAAACATTTGGTTTTATTCCTCTAACGACTTTCCAACTTGTTTTGCCAATAGTAAATTCAACTTCTACTACACAATCTTTCTCATTGACAGAGTTGATAAGTTGAGGTTTATTGATTTTACGAAAAGGTTTGCCGAACAAAGAAAAAGTTAAAGCATCAAGTAGTGTGCTTTTACCAGCTCCATTCGTACCAATAATTAAATTGGTAGAATGATTTGTTAAATTAATTTCAGTATTTTGGTTTCCGGTTGAAAGAAAATTTTTCCAACGAACTTTTTCAAATAAAATCATGTTTGGTTTCAGGAGGAATTACAAGATCATTTTTAGTAATAACGGTATACTTATAGTCATGTATTTCGCATGTCTTAATCATTATCTCATCTTCAATTTCTATGACGTGCATATCAGGACTTCCATCCTCTTCTAGCATCATAGCATATCTCATTGCGTCATCTTCTTCTTGAAACAAATAAAGAATTTGCTCCCCATCTTCATCATTTACCGAGTATGCTCCCTCTGTTTCTTTTCCATGAATTGTTAGAATAAACATTAGATTAACTCACATGCCTCTTGATAGGTCTTCCTCATAAAATTCTGAAGTTTAGATTTATCAAGATTAATTTCAGACTCTTGAATGTATCTATTCAAAATAGATAAAGTATCTTCTGATTCAAATGCTTCAAAATCTTCTGCTTCTTGAATAATAAAATTTTCTACAACTTTCAATTCAAAGACATTTGATTCATATAGTTTATCAATAAACTTCTCAAACTTCTTTATATCAGATTTTTTTCTTACAATAACTTTTACAATTTTATTTTCATACTCTCTAGTATCAAAAGTTTGATGATCAGTATCTTCGTAGTAGATATTATGAAAAAGTTTATAAGGATTATCTACGTGAAAATGTTCAAGAGTTTCTGTATCAAAGATGGTGAATCCTCTCCGATCACCGACATCGTTCCAGAACATCTCATACGGATTTCCCAAGTAGTAGATCCGTCCATCATCCGATCTAGTGTGGTAGTGACCGCTGAAGACCTTGGTGAACTTTGAATATAACTCGCTCGGATGACCATGATCCATGATGCATCCTCGATGAGCTCTAAATCCGTTGAGCTCAAGGTGCCCCATCGCGCAGTGGCAATCTGACGTTTGAATAAATTTGAAAGTGTGTTCCTCATTTTCTTTGTTAATCCACGGAATAAACAATACGTTAAGCCATTCATCTATATTAACTTCCGTTGCCTCAGAATAGACTGTCACGTTGTCGTATTCCCGAAGCAAAAGATCAACAGCATTCACTTCATTGGTATTTTTATAATACGCTGTATGATTACCCACAATTGTGTGAACGTGGATTCCCATATCCTTAAGACGGTCATAGTAATTATCTTTCGCCCATGCTAGAGCAGAAAAGTCAATACCTTTGCGACTGTCAAAAGTATCTCCCATATCAACAACCGTGGTAATACCATGTTCTTCCAAATATGGGAAGAAGATGTCATTGTAGAACTTCAAAAAATAGTCGTGAAACAACTTGGAGTTCTTACGGGCACCAAAGTGTTGGTCAGTGATGATTGCAATCTTCATTAACTACGGAGCTTAGAATGCACGTTATCTTTGATTTGATTGTAATCGGAATAGTTCGATCCGTCAAGGGTGTTGTTGTCATCAAACACTTCACTGTACCCTGACTTTTCAATAATCTTGTTTTTAATTTCTAACTGACGCTTTTCCCTTTGGATCCTGCGGAGAAACGCATAATGAATGATCTGCGTAAAGTAAGCAAAAGGATTTTGGGATTTCTCAGGATTAAAATTATGAATGTACTGAACGCAATTTTCGATTCCATCAGAGATCATGTCCTCCTTAAACATGTAGTTCACAAAATTTGGCTTGAAGGACAAATGATTTGCGATCTTCAAGAAACACTCCCCAATGTAGCGTGGAATAGGAGGTTTTGTATCCCATCTTTTCGCTCTTTCTGACTTATCTTGTTCTGAGAGATTTTTTCCAAACTTTTTTCTATAAGAAACTTCTACCTGAGTTCTATATTCAATCAGTGCATAGAGAAATTCCTTATTATTAACATAATGCTCAGACCTTTTTCTTTTGGTCATACCCGGAGTTATCATAAGTTTATCTCATAATATGTATGAATTATATCATCTTACGAAAGACTTGACAAGTTATAAAATACTGTGTAAAATAACTCTGTGGAGGTTGATAGGGAAGCTTTAAGTACTCTTGAATATCTTTTCTAAGACTTCTTTTACATCATTTACATTTCCTAGACGGCCCATTTTTCTATTAATTGGAGAATGATTGGTGGTATTTTTATCAGATGCTCTAACATAATCTTGATACATCATAATCATTTCAACATCAGATGACTCAGACATTGTAAGCACATCAGATATATTCAATATAAACATATCATCAGTTGTAGTCTTTAACCAAGGTTCTATTTTATATCCTACTACTCCCATTTTTCCTTTCAATTCTTGAATAATAATTGGATTAGAAACCAGTAGCATAGTTCTATCATCTTCTTCAGATGCAGCTACTTTGGCAAAGATCTCTTCACCAGTTTTTAGTTTGAGTGTACAGTAAAAATCTTCTTCTATCATATTTTTAGTTGAATAGTGATTATCTCATAGTTAAAGTTTTCCTCATTATATGTTTTGATTCTTTCTATGAAATGATTGAGTGTGTAATTTCGTCTAGACTTTGTTGAGCAATCATCTGAAATGTCATACAGAGTTGCTTTTACCTTTCCTTTTCCTTTTCTAAGAACTCGTCCAATACTTTGAAGATTGCGGATTCTGGATTTACTTGGAGAGGCAAAGATAACATTATGGAGGTTTTTAATGTTGATACCAGTAGAAAAAGTTCCATAAGAAGCAACAATAACTGCGTTGGACTCTCTTTCGGTTATCTCTCTAACTAGTTCCCTCTCTTCCGCATCTACTCCTCCATGTATAAAAAATACCTTACGGTCGTCACCCTTGTTTTTATTTATCTCCTCATAGAGTACGGCACCATGTGCTTCGACTCTTGCAAAAAGAACAAGGGTGTTTCCTTTAAGATCAAGTGTTAGATTTTTGATGAATCTATTACGCTGTTCGTGGCTGATTAAATACTGTATCTCATCTTCATAAGTTTCAAACTTTTGTGGTGGATGTTTGAGAACAAGACACTGTATGTCAAGTTGTGACAAGTGTCCTTGCCTCATTAATTCATCAGTTCTTGTTACTTTGTATGATGGACCAAAGAGTCCCTCAAGCACCCACTTATGAGTTTGTGTTCCATCTAAAGTTCCAGTAAAACCAAAACGATATTTTGCATGATGAAGTTTGGTCATTATATTAATCAATGACTTGGACTTGAATAAATGTGCTTCATCGCCTATAATACAACCATAGTCTTCAAAGAAAGATCGTTCTAGTTTATATACAGATTGCCAAGTTGTAATTGTCACTGGAGCATCATTACTCTTCTCCTTACCAGAATAAATTTTGTGACAATATGACTGAGCATCCCAACCATAATCAAGAAAATCCTTGTACATCTGCTCTACAAGGGATGTCGTTGGAACAACTAAAAGGATTTTTTCTCCTCGGTCTACATAATATCTCACAAGAGAATAAATCATCAAAGATTTGCCTGAAGCAGTGGGGCTTATCAGTAACTTTCTATTATGCTTTAGAGCACCGTATACTCCCTCAACTTGGTATTTCCTAGGAGTATGTGAGCATATTGAATGCATGTAATCTTTAACACCTTCATATGAGATTTGATTGTTCTCTTCAAAAGGTGTGCCATAAAACTTATTATCTTCAAACTTATAAGTATATCCATAGTTCTCACAGAAGGATACGATCTTATCTAACAGTCCGACGTAGATTTGTTTGGAACGCATATCAAAGAGATGAATCTCTCCGTTCCAGTTTCTACCACGGTACTGCGGCATAAATTTTGCATTAGGAACCTCAAACTTAAAGTGATCTCTAAGTTCATATTCAATATGAGGTTCAGTATTAATTTTTAAAAATACTTCGTTGGATTTGGAAATGACAAGATTTGCTGTCGTATCAATCACGTAGATCCATTCATCTACAAATATTTATTACATATTGTGGAACCTATGTTCCAACGTAATTCTATAGAAATGATCTCTCATTGCTAAAAGATTTTCTTGCTCTACAGGATCTCCACCAGACCATTTCTCGCAAGCTTGAGATAGTCCTATGTGAATAATACGAACTGCTTCTATTGGCAGTTCTAATTGATAATACTCTTCTTCATCCATCATCCTAGTCCAGCATTGAATCTCATAAACTCAATCGCATTTTTAATTTGATAAGTGCGATTGGTTATTTGTTTAAGTATACTCTCAATATAAACTAGCATTGTATCATAATAGTCTATTTTCAAACATATTGTAGATAATTTTTCATCTGCATCAAGATACTTTTGCATTGTATCTTTATCGCGAATTTTTTTCGGAAATGGATTTTGTATGTATACATCAGGATCAGCTTTACCGCTGAAGTATTCATACCTTTCGTGTCTAATATTTTTTCTCTGCT